TCAGTTTGGAAGAAATGTGAAGAATGTGGAAGGAAAGTTAAACTCCGACCTGATTATGGATACTGTAACTCTTGTGCAACTAAACGAGAGCAGGGATTTGATATATGAAAAGATTATTTAGAGCTACTAGAAAGCAAACTATTATAGAAGTAGTTGAAGTAATAGCTGATACTATAGATGAAGCTAGAGAAATGTTTGAAGAAGAAGATGATGAAGTTAAAATATTATCTGAAGTTTATGGAGATTTAGAAATTAGTGGACCTATTGATGAGATAAAGATATGAGCAAAGTTAGACCTTCAGAACTAAATGGAGAGCAGATTTATTTTATCCCTGTCGATGTTATTCATACTCATATGATGCTATTAGGTAAGATACGTCATATGATTGCTACCGATTTAAGATACTCTCATAGTAATAGTAATATTAGAAAGATTAATAATCAATTAGTTGGAGATTATAACGCGCTGGAACAGGCTATTGAAAGATTAAATGGGGTTGCTAAGAAGAAAGAAGAAACTTAATGAATACTATCTTAGTTGCATTAGATGAAAAAGAAGGAGTTATTGTTTGTCCTAGACAAGAATTTGATAAACATGAAAAATTTTTAGTTCTAACTCAAGAAGAAGCAATAGCTCTTAATGATTATTTCTTAAAAAGAGCCGGTTATGTTAGTCATGAATTTGACCAGACAGTTATTGATTTTAATAAGAGGTTAGATAGATATGTCGAAGAAATCAAGTTCCACGACATCAGCAAAGAAGACATTAAAGAGATTAAAGAAAAGTAAGAATGGAACGCGCCGTTCTCATGGTAGTTATGGAGCTTATAAGTTTCAATTAGAGATTCTTAGGACAAAAGCTAAAACTAAGGGAATGACTCTTAGTTATTATATTAACTATCTTGCGTTGAGTGATTGGTTATGACTACTTTAGCCATAATAATTGTTATTCTTTGCTTTAATCTTTTAAAGAAAGATAAAATATGACAGAAGGAACTTGTCCTAATTGTAAAGCTAAGAACGCACTGATTAGTAAAGGGAAAGTTAAGCAGTGTAAAGAATGTGGTTGGGAATTTGAGGATGATTAGATGACTATTAAAACACTTATTAAGAACATGAGAAATTGGGCTAGTCAACAAAGAAGTTTAGCATCTTATCAAGAAAAATTAGGTAATATGGATGCTAGAACAGCTTTAATTGGGTCTGCTCTAACTGTAGAAGAATTTGCAGATTCTTTAGAGAAGATAGAAAAGAAATGATAATAGGATTTACCGGAACTCAAAAAGGAATGACTCAATATCAAAAGGATATGCTATTAAAGGTTATTGAGTTAAAGAAAGGAACTGAGTTCTGCACGGGAGATTGTATAGGTTCTGATAAAGAGTCTGTTGATATAGCCTTTGATTTTGGTATTAGGGTATTTACTTTATTCCCTCTTACAGATGCTAAGAAAAGGGGTTGGGTTTTTAATGAAGGAAGAATTTATAATAACGATAACGGTCAGTGGTATACCATTACTTATAAGGATGAAGCAATACAAGTAAGATGGATGCCACGTAAGCCATATCTTGAGCGTAATAAAGATTTAGTTGATTATGTAGCTTGGATGATAGCAACTCCTAAAGAGTTTAAACATTCCATTAGAAGCGGAACATGGCAGACCATTAGATATTCTTGGAAGAAGAAGAAAGATATTACTATTATTGAACCGATAGTAAGAGAGGACTAAATGCTTTCAGAATTTAAAAATTTAAAATCTGAAGATGTTAAAATGATGATAGAAAGACAGAAGGAATTATGGGAACTTTACGGTATTAACGAGTCTGAAAAAGAATTAGTTAATCAATTAGCTTATACTATAAGAGCTATGTATCCTACTATTTCTCCTGAACTTTATATTAAGTTATTGAAAGCTCTTAGTGCTCAGGCTGAAGTTCTTTTTGATTGCTTGAAGATGATTAAGATGAGGGATAAGAAGTGATAAGAAAATTCTTTAGATTTATATATAGGTGGTATAAATTTTATCGTCATGATATCTATATTATGAGTCATAAAGAAGGAAGGAATAGGTAATGTTACCAAATCGTGCAGGTAAGATGAAAAGATATGTTCATAAGCCTTTTACTCTTGAAGATGGAGATACTAAGATTAGTTGTAATGAAGATGGTAAGGTAACTTTTAAGAAAGAAGTTATTATTGCTAAACATCCCGATGCACCTAAAGATGAAGAAGATGAAGTAGAAGAACATGAGATAACTGTTAGTGCTTCTACTATTTTCTCAGTGGCTAATATGCTTAATACTACTAAGAATGTTAAGTGGATTGATAAAAAATAGATAAAATTATGTCAGTAGAAAGTAATATTATTAAACCAACTGAACCAGACCTACAGGTAGTTAAAGAAGATAGGTGGACTAATGTTCAAGTTGACAGTCAAGTGCTCTCCGCTTTTATGGGATGCGCTGCAAGGTATAACTATGTTTTCAATAGGCATCTTGTTCCTATTTTTGGGGTTTCTAAGTCTATAGAAAAGGGACAATTAGCTCATATAGGATTGCATACCTATTGGAAAGAAAGAATTAATACAGGAGATTATCAAATAGCAGCAATAGCTGGAGTAGATGCAGCTAAAAAATCAGCATTAACTTTTAATAACTTAGAGGCTGAAGACGCGCTCGATGTATTTCAGAATTTAGTATCCTTTTTTAAGTTTATTCATAGCTCTAGTTGGGAGCCGGTATTTGTAGAGCAGCATTTTAAGAAGATAGCTTATGAAGACTCTAATCTTAAACTTAGAATTATCTTAACCGGGAGAATAGACTTAGGATTAAGAACTCCTACTCTTAAATTGATACCTGTAGATAATAAGACTGAAGCTGAACGATGGTTTTATACATCTATGAGTAATCAGTTTAAGATATATTGTATAGCTTGTGGAGTTAATACTTTTGGGGTTCAGAGGTTTGGATTTCAAAAGAGTCTTAAACCCGAGCAGAAATTTAAAATGGAGTTACTTCCATTTGATGCTCATATATTAGAAGAGTGGAGAACAGTTACATTACCTTATTGGGTTAAACAGTTACTTATTTCTTATGAGGATGGATTCTGGCCTATGAATACTACTAGTTGTGTTCACGGTCATTTTGCATGTCAATTTAGTGATAAGTATAATGGCGGCATTTGTTCTGTTAGTCCTGAAGTTAGAGAACAGAAATTAGAAAGATATTTTACAGTAGGAAAGGATTGGGACCCTTCTCAATTTTAAATTTATATGGACATTCTTAATGAAATTTTACAGTGGGCTACATTATTTATTCTTTTTGTTTCTATTCGGGCACTTGGTAAAGCAGTAGATAAAATCCTTGATAATCTTGATGTAATTGTAGGAATTGATACTAAGAGTAAGTAAAATGTCAAAGCACATCCACCGCTATCGCCGCGTAGATATTGGACGCGATAGGTCTGTCTGGGTAATGAAGTGTATTAAAATTGGTTGCACTCATTATGTATTTATGAAAACTAAATTGAGTGCTCCATTACTCAGAGGACAGATAGCGGAATGTAATAGATGTGAAGAACAAATGATTCTTGATAGGCGAGCATTGAGAATGACAGAACCTTGTTGTGCTAATTGTGTTAAAGGTAAAGAAGAGAAACAAGAGAAACTCAAGAGTGCAGAAGATTTCTTTAAAGGTTTGGAACAGGGGTTGAGTAAATGATTTTAAAAGAACTTCAATTAATTAAAGATGTTTTAGAAGAAAATCATATTATAGTTACTCTTTGCACTTGTGAGTCCTGTCTTAAGGGACAACAAGAAAGATTACAGGCACTTAATTTAGTTAAAAGAGAAATTAAACTTAAAGAAATGGACCCGAGAAAATGACTTTTGGTTATGATGAATTAGAACATGCTTTAGAAGAATCTGTTAAACTTCAATCACATTATGCTAGATTATTAAATATGTATGATAAGGGTAAAAGAATGGAATTTTCTAATGCAAAAGCTTGGTTATTAAGGTTAAAAGAATTGGAGAAAGTTAAAAAATGAAAGCAGAAGACGCAGTAATTAGACCAGTTATATCTCTTTTATCGAAAGGAATTAATGGAAGTGGCAAAACTATTCTTTCCGCTTCTCCTATTCTCCGGCCTACTTATGTATTTGATTTTGAGAATCGCTTCGACTCAGTTCTTAAATATTATAAAGGTAATCTAAAAGATTTAGAGTTTGATTCCTACCCTATCGGCACATCGTATTATAATATAGACAAAAAGATGGATGAGATACTTGCCCGTCCCGTCTATAAGACTGTTGTAGCCGCTTCTCTAACCTCATTTATCTATAATATTCTCAATCATCTTATCACTCAGAAAGTAGCAGAAAATAAAGCAGATAAAAGAATTAAGGTTAATATGGTCGGAGGTATCCCTATTAATCAACTTCAAGATTTTAATGCTGAAGATTCTGCTATTATTAATGATTTAGTTGCTTTCTTTCAACAACTTAAGACACAAGGGGTTAATTGTATATTAGAAGCACATATCTCTCCTTATGAGATGAGATATTTTGAAGGGGGACAACAGGTAACGGAAACTATTAGAACTATCCTTACAAAAGGAAAGAAAGCGCCCGCGGCAGTTCCAGGCTTTTTTAATGAGATTTGGTTATTTGAAAAATCTTTTGAAGGTGTGGGAGAAAATAATAAACAAGTTAAATATAAGGTAAATACTGTAGGCTCACCTTTAGATGATTGTAAGACATCTTGGGGTATTAAGAACTTTGATTTCACAGATAATCCTGACCCTTATCAATTAGTTCTTAATCAGCTTAGTGATGAATTAAAAGCAA